CCCATCGGGTTCCCGTCCGCATCGGTCTGAGCCATGTACAGCGCCTCGGCCGCGGCCAACGTGGTCGAGGTCAACGCGCCGGTGGTCTGGTTCAACTTCGGCGAAGACGCGCTGAAGTTGGCCGCAACCGCCGCCAAGAACGTCGTCCAGAAGTCCGTGTTGAACGTCCGCGCCGCGGCATAACCAAGTCGACGCGGGAGGTCTGTTAACACGCCCAGGTCGTCGTTGATAATGTCTTTGCGCGTGATGCCCAGCATCAGGGCCTTGGTGTCCGCCGTCACGGTGCGAGTCTCGTCGCTAAGTACGCCGTGCTGGATTTCTCCATTGGGAGCCAGTGCCTTCAACAGGCTCGCCATGATGAGCCGCACGCCGGTGTTGGCCTTGAAGTCCACGACCGAACGGATACTGGAGATCAGCCGCCATGTCTGCTCGACTGTGCCGTACCCTTCCAAAATGAACTTGTTGGCCGTCGCGGCCACGACATTGGAAATGTCCGCAGTGCTGAACGCCGCCTGCAGGAACTCCCGCGTCTGGTGGCGCGAGTAATCCAGCGTCTTTCCGGCCAGTGCGCACGCGACGCGTACCAGGTCGGTGAAACTGTGGATGTGAAGGTCGCGGGCCTTCGTGCACGTCTCAGCGCCGAACTCCTTTTCGACGTTCCGCAGCCCGGCGCGCATCGAAACGGCCGCCGCCATGATCTCGGGCGTGATCTGCTTCTCGGCCATGCCGTTGATCGTGACCTTCGGGCGCTCGCCGCGTTTCTTCTCGGCCGCCAATTCCGCCTTGAGAACGTCGCGCTCGACCTGCTCCGGACTGTGCCCGGCCTTGATCGCATTGTCGCGGATTTCAACATGATCCTTCGCGAGATCGTTGATCTTGCCTACCCGCTCATTCTCCGCAACCGCCGCCGCGCGAATCTGCTCGGCTGTCGGCTGCCCGTCGTCCTGCGCCGCTTCGATGGGCTTTCCGTTTGCGTCAAGCTTCATTTGCTCGACTCCTTTTCGTTGTGGCGCAGTCGCGCCGGGTTCTGACGCCGCAATCCGCGCTGACGTACCTGTGTCAGCGCCTAGCGGCACTATTGAAATCTCGTTGAGGATGGACTGTGAGACCAGGGTGAACGGTCCCACGTGCTCCTTGCCGTTCGCCATTACCTTCGCGCCGGCGGCAACTTCGGAATACGCCAGCGGGTCAATACCGACGCTGGCTTGGAACCGGAAGCCGTTCCCGGCCAGGGTCTGCACGTTCGCCGCGGTATCGCTCCCGGCCATGATCTGCCCGGATGCGGTGAGGGTTTTACCGTCGTTGGTTACGGCCTCGGTCTGGCCGAGAATGTTTTCGACGCTGTTGGTGCCGTGCGCGTAGAGGATAGGGATCGCCGCCGCCGCCTTCATTCCGGCCAGGTCGATGACAACCGGCCCCCAATACCCGACATTCATCGCGCCGCCGCCGTAGGCTTCGATCTCGCACCGCGGGAGTTTCTTCGGTTTGCCTTCCTCATCCTTTGCGGCGACGATCTGGCAGGTTCCGGTGGCGACGATCCTATGCAGTTTTTCTGACGGGGGGAGTTTCATCGTCGGGGGTCTCCTTGGCCGGAGTTGCCGGCGCGGTTTGATTCTGCTGCTGTTGCCAGGGGTATGGGGCGGGTTCAAGGCCGGCGGCCGCCCGCGCCTGGTTCCACTGCGTTTCAAGATCGATCATTTCCTTGATGGCCTGGGCGCCCTCACGCTTCCAGTCGGCGCCCTGCTTCGCCCAGTAACGCGCCCGGGTCAGCGTGCCATTATGCAACCGGGTTTGATCGGCGTCGGCTTCCTTGCCGGGGTCCACGTGGCCGCGGCCCGCGAAGTGCCACTCGTGGTCCACCAGCTCCAGGACTTGCGCCCGCGCGAGTCCGGCGACGGCGGCGTACTCATCCAGCCACGCGGCATAGATGCGGTCCAAAACGGAGGCGCGAAGTTCGGCCCGCTCGACTTCGATGCCCCGGTCGTAGGTCTGGTGATCCAGGCGCCCACTGGAGTAGTTGTAATCGGACGAGTCGCACGCCGCGATGTTGAACGGCATCGAAAGACAACGCGCCATTTCGTTAATGATTGCCCGTTTGAACATGGCATAGGTCGTCGTCGGCTGCTCGGGTTTCAACTGCGCCAGAGTCCATCCCTCGGGTAGCGAAATGATGGCATTGCGGACGGCCTCAATCGTGGTGAGGGGGTCGGACAATTCCGCGGCGATGTTGTTGGGGAGTAGGGTCGTCTGCATCACGCCCGCGATCTCGGCGGCCCGCGTGGCGGACATCAGGACCGCCTTCGTGAACTGCCTCAGCTCGCCGAATAATGCCAGGGACGGCGTGAGTTCAGAAATGCCGCGCACCTGTCCAGGGCGAAGCGCGGTGAAGTAGTGGAGCATGTACTCGGCCTTGATCCACTCGCCGGCCTTCGTGAGAATGAACTGCCGGTAGTCGCCGGGATGTTGCTTCAGCAGGCGGTACTCGGTGGGATTGCCGTCGTTATCGAACCGGATGCCGTCGATTTCGTTTGGGTTGGAAATCGAATACCATGACTCGATCATGTCACATTCGATCAAGCGCAGGTCCAGCTTGACCCGGTGGGCAACGCGGGGGTTCGTTGTCAGAAGGGCGAACACCTCGCCGTCAACCGCCTTCGCGCGCCGGGCCGAGCGGATATTCTCCCATAGCCGGACGGCGCGCGCCCAGGTCTCAAACGCGCGCTCGGTGCGCTGGGCCAGGTCGGTATCCCCGAGTTGAATCTGCACCTCCGGGCCGATGGTGTCCGCGGACAAAGTGTCAACCATTCCGTCGGCGTAGGAGTTATTGGCGACCTCGTAGCGGGCTTGGTTACGGATCCTGCGGCGGACGGTGGGCGAGTTGGCGGACGCGGCGGACAGGCTGTCAACGTACTTCCATAAATTGCTGTTTTCTTCCGTGCTGCGGGCGATGTCATAGCTGGCGCGGAGGGTCCGCTGGCTCACTGCCTGCGAGTCGAACACCTTGCGTTGTACTTTGCGTGCGGTCGCCATTAGTGCTCCGGTGGTTTCAGCGGGCGGACGCGGTAGCCGAAGGGGTGGGCCGCCGTGGTGCCGGTGCCGCCTTCGGATTTCAACTGCGTGCGCAACTTTAGGAGGCTGTCCATGGAGGATTGCACGTAGGTCTGACCGTCAACGGTAAAGGATTGGCAGCCAGTGAGTAGCCCCTCTATCGCCGTTTCGACCGTTGCCAGCGTCAGCGCCATGTGTGCTCCCGTTGAACGCGGCCCGCGAGAAACAAAAAAGCCCCGAGCGCCTTGCAAGGCTCGAGGCTTCCAGTCTCTACGCACACGCGCCGGGGGGATCAGTCCCGCGCGGGCCAATTCGTTCTAAACGCGTCTATTTTTTCATGCCAATGCTCCGCGTGTCAATATGGCCGGGTTACGTAGGTGTAACAAAAAAGGCCATGACCGGGGTTTCCGGTCATGGCCTCTGTGCCTTTGCTGCGCGGGGTAGAGCGTGGCGTTGCCTTTGCCAAGCCCAGCGGGACCTTGCCTTTGCTGTGCGGCGCGGCTCCCTGCTGTGCTCCGCCTGTGCCGAGCTGGGCGTGACGGGACAAAGCCTTTGCGCTGCCATTCGTCGCCGGGCGCCACTCCGCCTTTGCACTTCTCGGCGTCACCATGTTGCGCTTCGCCTTTGCTTTGCCGGACCCCGCTCAACCAAACTCTGCCTTTGCTCTTCCACGCACAACCAAGCCTTTGATCTGCTTCGCTCAACGTAGCGGCGCCATCCCGATGCGTTGCGTTGCGTGGCCTGGCGCGGCTTGTCCTTGCGGCGCGGTGCCATGCCTTGGCGGGGCTGAACGCAGCATTGCCCTGCCAAGCCTTTGCCTCTCAACGTGCCTCAGCGCCAAACAACGCCTCCGCTTCGCGTTGCGCGTCCGGGCCGAGCGGGGCCTTTGCTAAGCCGCGCCAGTCTAAACCTCGCCTTTGCTGTGCCGCGCGGCGCCGAGCTGCGCTTTGCCATTGCCTCTCGGTGCTCGGCCCCGCACGGCGCCGCCGTCGCTACTTCACTTCCTCCCAAGTGAACCGGCCCTTGCCAGAGTTGCGCCACTGCCCCAGCCCCTTCATCGCCCCGTAGTCGAGGCACTGCTTTACCAGCGCATCCAGCGCCGGGGCGAGCGTCTTGATCTCGCACTCGAACGACGTTCCAGCCGGGACCGTCTCA